AAGGTCGGTCTTGGCTTGGGAGCCTGCGCTGGAGCCGAAATAGTAGGCGATGATGCCCGTCCACGCGGTGCCAAGGGAACCCAGCATCATCAGGATGGCGGGATTGTTGGAGTCCACCTTGCCCAGCAGCATCATCACCATGATGCCAAAGAAGCCGACGGTGACAATTGCAGCCAGTGCCGGGGGCACGATAGACCGGGTTGTGGCCTGCATCTCCCGGGCGGATTTGCGGTCTTCTACTGACAGCTTTTCAAAGTTCAGGCCAAGTTCGTTGGCCTGCTTTTGCAGTTCAATCTCGGCAATCTTGACCTGCGCGATCTGCTCGGCAGTGAGTTTGTTGTTGGAGATCATGTCTCCGACCTTCTCCGGCTCCACGCCGATAGCCTTGGAGATTGCAGAGACGGCCATACCGGCCAAGGGGCCACCCATCGCCGTAGCGATAGTGGGGGCGATCTGTTTAAGCCATTCCATTACTGTTTGCTCCTTGAAAGCATGGTTGCTGCGATTTGCAAAAGAACCCTGTACGCATCTACATCCGGTGGCTCCTCTTTCCAGCCCACGGTGATCTGCCCCACGAACTTTCCCTGCTCAGGCGGGACGCTGACTCGGCAGCCGTAGGTCACGCCCTTTTCGATATACCACAGCCCGATCTCAGACTGCGCCGTCTTGTACTGGCTGCACGGAATCTCTCCCGCCATGAGCGCCACGACATCTTTGTTGTTGGAGGTATTAACGGTAAAGAGGCCGATGTCTAGTCCGTCGTGGGCCTTCTCCCTCCCCTCTTTGGTGTAGGCCCGGTACAGCACTCGGGTGCCAAACAAGGGGTTGACCTTGAAGATGGCGACCACCGCAGCGTCGGTGTTTTTAAACAGGTGTGCTGCCACGTCCTCCACCCTGTCTTCGGCAATCGTGGGCAGCTTTCTTTGTTCCTTGTAGGCACCGATCAGAAACTCTTGGTTCTGCCAGACAAAGTACCCCACGAATGCGAAGACGGCCATCAGCACGATGGCAAACAATTTAAACGGAGAGTCCACATACCCAAGGACCTTGTCGATCAGGCTGTTGTGGTTGATCTTCTCTTCACTCATACCTGCATGATGATGTAAACGAAGCCAATGAGGAAAGCAACAAACCCAACGGTGATGCAGGTGTACAAGATGAACATTGCTGTCTCCTGCCTGCGCTTTAGCTTCGCCGCCTTCTCCTCTGCTTCCCTCTTCTTCCTAGCCCTTTGAATCTCCATGTGCTTCTGAAGGAAGAGGGTCCACAACTCTGGGTAACCTCCGTAGACCAACTGATGCTTTAAATGCTCCATGTCCTCACGCAGCTTGTTTTGCTGCATGACAATCTCCATTGCCTGCGCCGCGTCCGATTTCCCTGCGTTGGCCTCGTTCGCCGCCTTGTTGACGATGTCGGCTGATTCAAAAAGCTGCGAGAACTCCTTGATGCAGCCGGTAATGTCCTTTCCCAGCTTGAGCGCTTTCTGGATGCCCGCCACCGCAGCTTGCGCAGTGGCAAATGCGGTGATTGGGTCGATCATGATCAGACAGAGGCAAAGACATTCACAAAAACCGTGCCGTTTTCAAGCGCTTCAATCTCATGCCACTCGGCAGCAACAAGATTCACGGGCTGGGTATCCTTGGTCATCTCCAACTGACGGCCTTCCTTGCGGACAACACAACGCCCGGCGGTGCAGATGGTCACATGAGAGTACAGGTGCTCATGGCGTGGTAGCCCCTGCCCAGCGTCGGCATGGTAGACGGCAAGCGTCGTCCCGTTCTGCGTGACGGTGAAGCGAGGGGCGACTTCAATCACAGCGTCTGCGCCCCTTGAGTGGTTGGTTGCTGCGGTTGAGGCTGGCCTGTCACTGGGTCAACGCCGGGCGCAAGCTGGGTGATCTGACCTTCGATGTTGCCGTCAACGATCTGCTGGTACACCCACTTGCCGGTCTTGGCGTAGTCGTCAGAGCGAGCGCAGTACAGGCAGACTTCAAACGGGAACCCTTCATCTGGGGAGATTTCCACATCTGCAAAATACACGCCCTCTTCGTCGCCCGACTTGCGGACGTTGCGGATCGCGCCAAAAGTAATGTTTCCAATGGTAGTCATGATGTTCCTTTAGGCGGTGCGTTGATACAGGGCGCTACTAGTACCATAGCACCCAAAATTTGTAGCACTGGCTCCACGAGCACGCCAAGTCCCTGCCAAAGCAGGGAATAGGCCACCACCACTACTGGTTACGTAAGCTTCGTTACCTCCAGTATAGGGAGGGGTAATGTAGTAAAGAGTAGCTGAACTATTCCTTGTAGGATAGACCGAGTCAACATACAGATAAGAACCAATCGGAAAGCTGGTGTTAGTGCTAGAGCTACCCGTGTAGTAGTCCAGCGCAATAGTCCCGCTGGTAGTAATGGTGCCGCCGGTCAGGCCAGCACCTGCGGTAATGGATGTAACCGTACCTCCTGCGGACGCGCTGCTGACAAACTCGCAAGTTGCAAGAGCCTTAGTGGAGGTGCCCGCAGGAGCAGTGATGCCGATAGACACCGGAGTCAGGGTCAAGTTGCCCGAGCCAACCGCAGTGATATTGACGGCAGCCCCACCAACTGTTGCGGAGAGTTTGACGGTCTGGGTGCCGGAGTAGGTGCCGCTGATCGTGGTTGATGCGGCAGTTTGTGAGACGCTGATCCCGTAGGTGCCCACGCCACCGCTGCCGCCAATCAAGGACGTAACCGTGGCTGTGGAGACGCCAGACCCAGTAATCACAGTGCCCACACCGATAGACCCGCCATACACAGCCGACACAGTAAGTGTGGTGCCGCTGATGCTGCCCGCGCCAGAGAAGTAGGACGTTGCGCTAGTTTCCACCACATAGTAGAGCGTGTTGATAGACAGGCCGGTGGGCATAGTCCCAGAAGAAGTCAGCATCACAGCCAAGTTGTTGCTAAACGCGGCGGAGGCCAAGGTGATGGTTTCATTGGCCGTGCTGATGGCGGTTGTCTGATCTACCGTCTGGACCGCCGCACCGTTCAGGTATGCGGAACTGTTTGTGGTGAGGGTGCCGCCCACGCTGGTGTTTCCGCGAACAACCTGTGATCCGCCAATCGTCAGTGAAGCACTAATATCCTCGGAGCCAGAAACAGACAAATCTGTACCAACACTGAAAGCACCGGGAGCGTGGGTAAAGGCGCTAGAAAAATCGGTGCCATTCGACCAGACCGTTGCTGTCTTGCCAGCAGGGATGGCAACTCCAGTGCCAGCCGCAGTCGTGTTGCCTGCAACAGTGGAGTTGTAGATCGTGGCCGTGTAAGCGCTGCCGTTTTGTATGATGTACTGCTTGGAGACCGGAGGCGCATAAGCCGCAAAGTTTGCAGTCGTAGTCGTCGTCAGGCGGATCATGGCGTTGCGTGCTTGGTCAGCCGCACCGTCCACAATGGTGAAAGCCTGATTGGCACTGGTGATACTGACCGCCACATACCCCGCAATTGCATCCTCAATGACGGTGCCAAGGTTAGTGTTGGTCGTGGCACCCCACACACCGGCTTGCGTTCCCGTGGCAATTAGGTCAATGCGGAGATTGTCTGAGTAGGCCATTCGTTGCTCCTTGTAACTAATTCAATGTCGGGATGTCCACCCAGTCCGGGTCTTGGTCATCGTCAATGTTGTTCCATGTCCCAGACTGAGCGTTCCCCGTGTTCCCCCATCCGGCATTCTGGCTGGCGTTTATGTCGTTCCAGCTAACCGACTGCGTATCTACCACATTTTGCCAGTTAACGCTCTGGGAGTCATCTACGGAGTTCCAAGTTCCAGTTTGGGAGGTCTGCGCGTCTTGCCAGCCCGGGGCCTGAGCAGAGTCTGCGTTACCCCATGAGGTAGCCTGCGCACTATCAACTTCCCCCCAACCCGCAGTCTGACTGGCGTTTATGGCGCTCCAAGTAACAGACTGTGCGTCCAGCACGTTCTGCCAGCTTTCCGGCTGGGAATCGTCAATCAGGTTCCACAGGAACGCCCCGATCACGCTGTCGGACAGGGTGGCGCTCTCAGGGACGGTGACGTTGTAGATGCTACCCGCCGGGTTAAAGTTGTCTATGGCCGTGGCAGAGGCAACCGCGATGGCGTTGAAGATGGACGGGGCAACCAGCACTGAGTCAGAGGCTGCGGAGGTCTCAAGAATCCGGGCAGCAAACGCTTGAAGGGCACTAACTGCGTCCGTGATGGTGGCGGACTCACTGATCGTTGCCCGGGGAATGAACGCCGCGCTGTTGGTCTGGGTGCCTGTGGCAGTCTCGGCCAGAGAAACCGGGAAGATGGCCTGCGCGGTGATTGCGTCCTGCGCCTGTGCAAGCTCCTGCATCAGGATGTTGTAGGTCGAACCCGGAGCGTTTACAGCGTCTTGGGCTGTAGCAGCTTCTTGGAGCCTGCCAATAAACACCGCCCGGGCGGACAGGCTATCCGTGATCGTGGCTGTCTCAGCAACCGCCGCAGCCAACGCACGCAAGGCGCTGACCTGATCCGTACCCGTGGCAAGCTCGCTGACCTGCGCGGCGGCGGTGAAGAATGCCCGGACAATCTCAACGACTGAGGAGTACTCGGAGATGTCTGATTTAAACGTGGCCCGGGTGGTGATGGCCTCCGTCCCGGTTGCGGTCTCGGAGATGATCCCTGCGGCAGACAGTCTGGCTGCGTCAGTATCAGAGCCGGTGGCTGTCTCTGCGATGGATGGGTTGGTGATGTACCGGGCGGCGACAGTCTCAGTACCCGTGGCAGTCTCGACAACAACGCCTATGAAGCGCAGGCCACCAACGATGATGTCCGACCCGGAGGCAGACTCAAAGATGCTGGGCAGGGCGATGTACCGGGCAGCCACTGCGTCAGTGATGGACGCAGACTCCACGATGCTGGGTCTAGCGATATAGCGCGGGCTGACGGTCTCAGTACCGGTAGCAGACTCGGCAACGCTGGGGTTGGTGCTGTAGAGGGTAGAGACAGTCTCAGTGCCAGTAGCGGACTCAGCAATGCTGGGCCGGGTGATGTACTGGGCGGAGTCAGTGTCCGTCCCGGTTGCGGTCTCGGAAATCGTCGTGGGGAAACTGATGAACCCGACGTTGGCGTCGGTGATGGTGGCGGTCTCGGAAACGCTGGGCACGGTGGTGTACTTGGCAGAGAAGGTGTCCGTGCCAGTAGCGCTCTCAAGGATGGCAACGAAGTACCCCTTGATTGCAGAGATCAGGTCTGTGATCGTGCCGGACTCAGCAACCGCAGCGAGGAAGATCGCCCGGGCAGAAACAGCATCCGTACCCGTGGCAGTCTCAGAGATCGCAGGATTAACAGTCAGGCTGGCTGCGTCAGTATCGGAGCCAGAAGCTGTTTCAGAAATGCTAGGCCGCGTGGTGTATCTAGCGGAAACCGTGTCCGATCCTGTGACGCTCTCTAGGATGAGAACAAAAAAGCCCTTAATTCCATAGATCAGTTCCGTGATCGTCGTTGCCTCGGCAACCACGGAAAAAAAGATCGCTTGGGCCAAAACAGCATCAGTGCCGGTGGCAGTTTCGGAGATCGTTGAATTGGCGGACAGCCGCGCAGAGTCAGAGTCGGAGCCAGAGGCTGTTTCACTGATGACCGTAGGGAAGCTGATGCGTCCAACATCCGCGTCAGTGATGGTGGCAGATTCGGAAAGAGTGGACCTCGCAGTCAGACTGGCGGACTCAGTGTCGGACCCAGTGGCGGTCTCGGACAGCGTAGCGCGGGCAATCAGCCGGGCAAGGTTAGTGTCGGCAATGGTTGCGGACTCAAGGATCGCAGTGCCAAACGCAGACCGTGCGGAGATGGTGTCAGTGCCTGTGCCAGACTCAGCCAGCGATGCCCGGAAGATAGCCCGAGCCAGAACAGCATCAGAGCCGGTGGCAAGCTCTTCAATAGTGCCGAGGTAGGTGATCCCCCCAAGGCTTGCGCTGATGGAGTCCGTGCCAGTGCCGGTCTCGGAGATGATGCCCCTGAAGATCGCCCGGGCAAGGATAGAGTCGGAGCCAGTACCCGTCTCAGTAATGGTCGCAGCGTAGACCGTGCCGCCTGCGGCAACAAAGTACCAGCCTAGAGAGCCGTCGTTGGTGGAGTTGGCCCCTGCGTACCACTCATCAACAAGTGGGTAGGCGCGGACGTTGGAGATGGAGAGGTAGTCAACCGTGTTTGCGGCTACTCCTGCGCCGGTGTAAACAAGGTTGGCCGGAGACCCGCTAACAGTCAGAACCCGAGTGGCTGCGCCCGTGGCAGTCCAAGGATCGGTTAGCGTTGTGGTGGTGCCGCCGAGTGAGATAGACGTAGCGCCCGTGGCGCTATACGTGTTGTTGATCGTCTTGAAAGTATTGTTTCCCGAGACGGTCAACGCACCCGCGCCGCCTTGGTTAAGAGTGATGCCGGAATAGGAGATGCCGCCGCCTGCAAATGTTTTGGCAGAGGCGCTGGTCAAACTGATGGTGCCTGTACCAGTGGCTGTGAGGTTGGTAGAAGTACTCGCAGCCCAGCCGCCATTTCCGGCGATAGTCCAAGTTCCAGAGCCGATAGCCACCGTCCGAACACCTGCCCCGGAAGCGCTTACCCCTGATGCCGCTCCTGATAAAGTTACGTTATAAGAGGCGGCGTCAAAAGTCCCTTGTGTAATTACAAAAACTGTCGGCGAACTCCAGTTCAATGTCATCGCATCGGCCAAAGTGACACTGCCACTTGGTGAGTTGATAACCATTTGATGTGTAATTGTTTTACCTGCCGACGTCAGCGTCTGACTACCTCGGCCAGAAAACTGCATCGTATAGATGTTGGCGTAAGAAACGCCCGTGCCCGTGATCCAATTCCCATAAATTACCACGCTGGCTGTTTGCCAGAAGTTCAGCACCGCACTGCCGTTACGGTTGCTCATATCGAGCGTGCCAATGTTGTAGGCGGCGTTGACCGTGATGGTGCTGAAGCTGGCGGGCGTGGCAAACGGGATGTAGGCGGTGTCTTGCGGGAGAGGGAACTGATCGGCTGCTGCCGCGCCGCCTGAC